GCTACCAGCACAATATTGTGAACAATGTAAAGATAAAGAACATGAACTATGAGAAAGATACATTCTCTTTAGCTAAAGCTTTACATCATATTAATATTGCTAAACAATATTTTGAGGATGTGAAGGTAAGCTGCACAGGTGATCTAAAAAATACCTTTAATGGGTATATTAATAAATGTGATTTCATCTTAAACAACGTGTTTGATAAATTAGGTGAAGAAACAAGAAAAGTTTATAAAGAAGAACTATCTGATTCATTAGGTATAGACCATATCAATGACCAGCTTATGTTCTTAGATAATGAGCAACGTGCTCAATTAGAAGAAATACTCGACAATATTGTCAAAGGTAAAAAACTAAAAATTACAATAGATGATTAAAGAAGCATTACAAGAAGATCTTATAAAAATTCAACGTGAAGTGATGGCTATAGACGTTAATATTATAGCAAAACAAAAAACTATTATTGAGAAACAAAAAACAGTAATAGAAAAACAAAAGGAACTACTTGATGGAATGATGGAAGTTATTGAAGATTTAAAATCAAAATTAAATATATGAAAATAGAAATTGAAAACAAACCTTTTAGCTCAATAGAGTTTTATTCAGGTAATTACAATGGACATACATTTACTGTTACAGTGAATAATTCATTTGATAATCAATGGGTTCATGTAGCTGAAATAACTTGGGTGGATGAAACACCTGAAGAAGCAGAAGCTGTAGAACATTATATAGTAGATAACTTTTTTAAAGAAATTGGACAAGAAATATGAGCCACCCACTACACCATGCAATCTCTTCCCAAAAGAAACATGGAGGTCATATAGAAGATTATATAAAATTACATAACTGGTTTGATGAAACTAAAGCACACTTTCCAGACATGCGTCATAGAGCCCTCAGACACCACTCTGAGGGTATTTTTTGGCTAGAACAACAGTTTGGTACATATATAACTAACTCTGATGGTAAAATGATACCTGTAAGAGCTATAGGTGAACAACATGTTATGGAAGACATAGGTTTTATTCCTACAATAGCAGACTATCTAAAAGAAATGAACCAAGCTGGTTGGATGTATAAGCCTGGAGAAGGTAGAAAAGTTCTAAAAGAAATTAGAGAAGAAAAATTAGATTACACAGTAAACAAATAACATATGACAGGAATAGGAGTTATTATAGGATGCATAATTATATATCATCTGATTAGTATTAAGCATACATTAAAAAAAATACAAAACAACAAATAACATATGACAGCAATAGCAATCATCATAGCAAGCATAATCATATATAATGGATTAAGCAACATTAACGATACATTAAAAAACAAAAATGAGTCAGATAACATTTAAACATGGAAAAAGAATTTATAACAATAACTTATTATTTTATAATAATACTGTTTTATTATCTTATTGGTCTTCTTGTATCCATATTTAATATATGGTATTATAGATACTCAAAATGGAAAACCCAACCTAAAACATCAGATGCTATTGCAGCCTTGTTAGGAGTTTGGGTGTGGCCTTTACAATTAATTTTATTTGTTTTAATAACAAAATATATCTGGAGAAAAAAGAAACCTCAACATTTAAAAACTAAATAACATGGAAAAAAAATTATTTGTAATTGACGGTTATAGAATTTGGGCTTATACATATGATGAAGCTTATCAAAATTATTTACGAATATTAAAATTTTAAAAACTAAATAACATGAAAAAATCAATTGTACAATGGTGCAAAAACTTGCATGAAGCAGGTAATGAGTTAGCTCTAATATGGGAAGGTGGAGGTGACTCAGGATGGGTTCACTTTGAGTTAGATGGTGAAACTGTAGAGAATGATTATACAGAATGTTTAGTGAATAGAATTTATGATACACTAAACTATGGTTCATGGGCAGGAGAGTTTACTGCTAATGGTAAAGCTATATATGATGCTGAATCTAATAGTTTTGAAGGTATAGACTATTATGGTGAAGATGATGGAGATGTTATGGATACAGACTTTACTATCAGAGTTCCTAAGAGTTTATGGTTTGAAACATTACATGTAGAAGTGGAATCTAACTATGATGATCAACCTGATGTTAGTGTAAGATTTATTATAAAAAATGGTTTCTTAACTGAGGAACATACAGATTTTTGTCGTAACTTAGAGACAACATTACAGCAAGATTTTTCTGATTTATTTGGTAATTATGATTCTAAACGTGGTTATGAGTTTAGAGGATCTAATGACAGCTGGATATTAGAAAGAACTGATGCTGTAGAAGGTTCAGAAGATTTAGTCTTTAAGATAAAACAAGTGGAGATTCAAATAATGACTAGTGATGAAAGAAATATAGTGATGGAACTAGATGAAGAAACAGCAAATGCTATTGATGAACAATTAAATGAAGAAGAACATGCAGGTTAATTATGCAGAACAAAATTATATAGTCAATGGTAGAGATATGTTTAAATTAGACACAGCTCTCAGACTATGGAAGACTAAATACCAAGATGATTATAGAGATTTTCAAAAAGATGTAATTACACATGAAAGTCTTAAAGACTTTGATGCATTTGTACAAGAATGCTGGGATAATGTAGTTCCTGTAACAGTAGAAGAAGCTCTTCAGTTAGAGAACACAGAAGAAAGACGTACTTATTTTGATGCTATTGGTATACAGAAACTATTTGAAGGATTAGACCCTAAACTTCTAGATAAACAAACTATTAAGAAATCTAGAACAAGATGGGATGATGAGTTTAAAGAGTATACACACACATTTGAAGATGTATATGAGCTCTATGAAATAGATGGTAAAAAGCTGTATGATACTGATAAATGGGGTAATGAACCTCAACCTGTATTTGCTGTAAGATGTTGGTGCACTACTACTAATAGAGAATATTGGTTGTATGTACCTAGAGAAGCAGCATTAGGAGCTAACTGGTGGCATACTGGTAAAAAACCTAAAGCAGATGCTATTAGAGCTATAGCTTGGACTGTACGTATAGATGTACCAGAAGAGAATGTAGAGAAGATATATAGACAAGGTGATATTATTGTAGCTAAGATAAAAAGTTCATCTAAATTTACAGAAACTAGTTCATACCATCTTTCTAAGGAACAATATTTATCACTAATGTATTCAGAAACATAATGGAAGCACTAGTAATAGGTACACTCTCTTTATTTATATTAGCAGCAACTGCTGGTATAGTGATAATGACATTAACTATGTATGAAGATTACAAACATACTAAAAGAAAAAATAGAAGATGAAAGAACAAAACATTAGAGAAATTCTAATAGAAAATATTATAGATATGGCAGGTGATGAATTTGAAGAACCTGCTGACTTGATTAAATTAGCTAAAAAATCTAACAGAGAGTTAGTTTTGGAAATTATTAACATTGCACAATATTTTAGAGAACAACAAAACGATTAAAAACCATGGCACAAAGAGGTAGACCTAAAAAGTCAAAAACAGAAACATCTGTAGTAGTTAAAAAAGAAATTAACCAAGCTGCAGTAGATCTTAAAGTTCTTGAAATAGTAAGAACTAAAGAAATGGAAGCATTATATATAGATTTAGCAAAAGTTAAATCAAGAATCAATGATGCATTAAATAGAATAGGATTTATAGATGAATCTGAAAATCTATCAGAAGCTGCGTTTAAAGCAGGTAGGGCTTATAATGATCTAGATAAAGCTAATGATAAGCTTGAAGAAATCTTAGATAATATAAATAACACCTATGATTTAGAACATTGGTCTGATATTAATGATAACTAAAAAATAATGTGGAAGATATATAAATTACATACATCTACTGATGAAACTGCAAAGTATATAGGTATTACTAAAGGTACATTATCTAGAAGAAAAAGACAACACGTGTATGATCTTAGATCGGCATTAAATGGTCAAATGTCTTCTAAAACTAAATGGATGTTAGAAGTACTTTCTAATTCTGAAGAAATAGTAATTACAGAATTATTTAAATTTGATGATATTAATGATGCTCAACTTAAAGAAGTAGAGCTAATTAATAGTTTACCAGATTTAACTAATTCTAAAATGTATAAAACACATATTACTGAATGGACAGAAGAAGATAAATCTAAGTTTCAAACTAATGCAATAAAAGTATACCAGTTTTCTAAAGATGGAATTTTTATTAAAGAATGGGTTGGAGCTAAAGAAGTAGAAAGATATACTGGATATTGTCATAGTGCAATTAGCAGGTGTTGTAAGGGTATATATAGAAGCTATAAAGGTTTTTATTGGAGTTATAGTTTAAATATAAATCATTTACTAAAACCATTTAGTCATCATAATTGTAAAATGGTTATTGTAAAAAATATTTATAACACAATTACTCATTTTTTTAATTCAGTAGGAGAAGCTGCAGCTTTTTGCAAAGTAAGTAATAGTACTATAAAATCAGCAGCTAAAGGAACTATTAAAATAGTTAATAAACAATTTAAAATTAAATATTATGAACCAGAAAAGTAAACGTCTTATTTTAGGACAAGGAGAAGGTAGGGATGCTACAGGTCAAATTAAAAAACATGTGTTAGATAGTAAATCTAATATAGAGTATGATACCACTACAGACAGCATCACTTTTATGTTGAAAGACATGGGTATTCTTACACATGATGAACATGATAAGATGGTGTTCCCTAAAGGAAAGTACAGGTCTTACAATCAAGTGGAATTCAATCCATTTGATAACACTGTACAAAGAGTATTTGATTAGGAATATCTATGGGATTATTTGTAAAAATCAATAAAACGTTGTATCTTTATATTGTAAAACATCTAATTTATGAATATTCCAAAATCATTTGGTCTTAAAATATGTGGTATTTATTGTATAACTAACATTGTAAATAATAAAATTTACATAGGAAGTAGTAAAAATATATATTATAGGTTAAAAAGACATTATTCTGAACTTAAAAGAAGCACCCATGCTAATAAATATCTACAAAATAGTTATTTAAAGCATGGGTCTTCTAATTT